GCTACGATATGATGCAGCCTGAGATTATGGCGGCCTATCGTGAAGGCAGGGTTAGGTAAACTAACAATATTACGAAAGGAATTTAAAAATGGCTAATACAGCATTCGCTCCAAATAATGCGGTTACTAAATCCGCAGTTGATACCGCAGGTTTCGTACCTGAAGTATGGTCTGACGAGATTATCGCTGCCTATAAGAAGAACCTGGTAGCTGCTAACCTCATCAAGAAGATGAACTTCAAAGGCAAGAAAGGCGACAAAGTCTACTTTCCTGCTCCCACTCGTGGTTCTGCTTCTGCTAAAACTGCTACCGATGCAGTTACTCTGATCGCTGCTGGTGGTACGGCTCTGTCGGTTTCTATCGACAAGCATTTTGAGTACAGCCGCTTGATCGAAGACCTTGCTGAAGTTCAGGCTATGTCCTCGCTGCGCCGTTTCTACACGGATGACGCTGGCTACGCTCTGGCTACTCAGCTTGACACCGATGTTATCCGTCTGGGTCGTCTGTCGCAAGGCGGTACTTGGAACGGTACTGATGCTACCTTTGTTTATGGCAACGGTTACATCGGTGGTGACGGCGCTACGGCATTTGATGCTACCGCTAACACCAACACTGGTAACGAGACTGCTCTGACGGATGAGGGCATTCGCCGTGCAATTCAGCGTCTTGATGACAGCGATGTTCCGATGGATGGTCGTTTCCTGATTGTTCCTCCGGTTGCTCGTAACACGCTGATGGGTCTTGCTCGCTTTACTGAGCAGGCTTTCACTGGTGAGTCCGGCAACGGAAACACGATCCGTAACGGTCAGATTGGCGACATCTATGGCATCAAAGTCTATGTGTCCACCAACGCTGATACCGCTACCACCGCTGGTACTGGTGACGTTAACCCCCGTGTGTGCTTGATGGCACATCCTGAGTTTGGCGTTCTGGTTGAGCAGCTTGGTGTTCGTGTTCAGACCCAGTACAAGCAAGAGTACCTTGCCACGCTGCTGACCGCTGATACGCTCTACGGCGTTGGCGAACTGCGTGACACCTCTGCTGTTGCTCTCATTATCCCTGGTTAATTCTAATGGCCCCGCTTCGGCGGGGTCTTCTTAACTAAATAGGAGATAATTATGGCTGCAAGTAGCGTTGTTGTAAAAGAAGGTCGTGAACAGTTTGGTGGTGTCTTCTCTAAAGTTTGGGCCGCTAAAGGGACCATTAACTTTGCTGAAGTTGCCGATGGTGACGAGGCTGTAGACACCATTGCTGTTCCTGGTGTTGCTCTTGGTGATGTAGTTGTTGCCATCTCTGCATCTATTGATGTAGAAGATCTTGGCCTGACTGCTGCTGTTACCGCTGCAAACGAAGTAACTGTACAAGTGTGGAACAATACTGGCGCAGGCATTAACCTTGCCTCTGCTGTGTATAAAGTAATCGTAGCTCGCACGATCTTTGAATAAACCTAATGGTTTTGCCTCTTCGGAGGCTTTTCTTTAGCATCTTTACTGAGGGTGTTAAAGAAAAAATAGGGAGCAAAAATGATACCTCGTTGTTTTCCTACAACTTATGTTACTGCAAATGGTGCTACTAAGATGGTTGTCAATAACCTAGCCAGCACCACTGGTTTGAAGGAATGGATTGATTATATTCCTGTCAAGAAACTTGCAGTAGAGCCAACACAAAAGAATACTTATTCTACCGGAATGTGGGTTGATGTATTAGCAAGCACCACAGGTAAGCAAGCAGGCAAAGACTATATCAATGTATACGAAGATGCTGCCAAGACTGTAGCATGGTCTTCCAGCAATAACGGTTATATTCCAATCTGGTACTAGGATATACAATGTCAAATTACACCAAAGTTACTAACTTTACTGCTAAAGATTCCCTACCTAGCGGAAACTCTGGAAAAGTTGTTAGAGGCTCAGAGATTGATACTGAGTTTACTAATATTCAAACCGCAGTAAACTCTAAAGCAGATACCGCTAGTCCCACCTTTACTGGTACTGTTGTTATCCCAACCGCTACGATCAGTGGTGGTACAATCACTGGTATTACCGATCTTGCGATTGCTGACGGTGGTACTGGTGCTTCTACGGCACAGAATGCTCGTAATAACTTGTTACCAACACAAACAAGCAATTCTGGCAAATATCTTAAAACGGATGGCACAAATGTATCCTGGGATGATCTTGATATTAGTACTGCTGATATTACTGGTACGCTCCCAGTGGCTAACGGCGGTACAAACGCAACAACAGCATCAGCAGCTAGAACAAACCTCGGTCTTGCGATAGGCACTGACGTACAAGCCTATGATGCTGAACTAGCTGCACTGGCTGGCTTAACGTCAGCGGCAGACAAACTGCCTTACTTTACTGGTGCTGGCACTGCAGCAACAGCAGATTTTACTTCTTTTGGTCGTAGCATTGTTGATGATGCTAACGCAAGCGCAGCAAGAACTACTCTTGGTCTTGTTATCGGAACTGATGTTCAAGCATATGATGCACAGCTTGCTGACATCGCTGGTCTTACACCTACTGATAACAACTTTATCGTTGGCAACGGAACAAATTTCGTCACAGAATCTGGTTCTACTGCAAGAACTTCATTAGGTCTTGGCTCAATTGCAACACAAGACTCTAGTAACGTAAGTATTACTGGTGGTTCCGTTACTGGAATCACAGACCTAGCAGTTGCTGATGGTGGAACAGGTGCTTCTAATGCTTCTGGTGCAAGAACTAATCTTGGTCTTGTAATTGGAACTGACGTACAAGGCTACGATGCTCAGTTAGCAGATATTGCTGGCCTAACACCGACAGACAACAACTTTATTGTTGGCAATGGCACTAACTTTGTAACTGAGTCTGGATCAACAGCTAGAACATCTCTTGGACTTGGTTCTATTGCTACCCAAGATGCTAGTAACGTAGCAATCACTGGTGGTTCTGTCAGTGGTATTACTGACTTGGCTGTTGCCGATGGCGGTACTGGCGCATCAGATGCAGCCACAGCTAGGACTAATCTTGGCCTTGCTATTGGTACAAACGTACAGGCTTATGATGCTCAATTGGCTGACATTGCTGGCTTAACCCCAACTGATAATAACTTCATCGTTGGTAACGGTACTAACTTTGTAACTGAATCAGGCTCTACTGCACGCACTAGCCTCGGCCTTGGCAGCATCGCTACTCAGGATGCAAGCAACGTCAGCATCACTGGTGGCTCCGTTAGCGGAATTACTGACTTAGCAGTTGCTGACGGCGGTACTGGTGCATCTACAGCAGCTAATGCTCGTATTAACTTACTGCCTTCCTATACTGGTAACGGCTCTAAAGTACTGGCTCTTAATAGCGGTGCTACAGATGTAGAGTGGACTGCTGTTACAACCTCTGCTGCTGGCTCTAATACACAACTTCAGTACAACAACAGTGGCTCCTTTGCAGGTGCTTCTGGCCTTGTCACTGATGGTACTAATCTAACTCTTAATGGTCAGGCAGATCTGCGTTTTGCTGACTCTGACTCATCTAACTGGGTTGCTTTCCAAGCACCAGCTACTATCTCTTCCAATGTAACCTGGACACTTCCAAATGCTGATGGCTCATCAGGACAAGTTCTTTCCACCAACGGCTCTGGCACTCTGTCGTGGGCTACTGCATCTGGTGGAGGCGGAGGTGGTGGAACATCAGTAACTCGAACACAGTTTACTGCTACATCTGGACAGACCAGTTTTACTGTTTCTTACACCGCTGGTCAGATTGATGTCTATCTTAATGGTGCACTGCTAGCTGCTGCTGACTATACAGCTACTAACGGCACTTCTGTTGTCCTTACCACTGGCGCAACACTAAATGACATACTTACTGTTGTTGCCTATAACAGCGCAACACAGATTACTCAAGGTGATTCCAAAGTAGAGGTAACTGATAGTGGTTCTAACGGGACTATTGTATTTAATACCGACAATTCTGAACGGATGCGTATAAGCGCAGACGGAACAATCAAGACAAGTTCAACTATTTCCGTTGGTGGCGCAACACCATCAACATCTGGCGCAGGCATTACCTTCCCAGCAACCCAATCTGCATCCACTAATGCAAACACGTTGGATGACTATGAGGAAGGTACTTGGACGCCTACCTATGTAACTGAGTCTGGGGCTAATTTTACTAGCGTAACTTATCAAGGTTTTACAGATGGAAGTTATACAAAAATTGGTGATTTGTGCTACATAAGGGGACAAATTGCAACAACTGGAATAACTGTTGGGTCTGCTAGCGGAAATATTGCGGTCGGGGGTTTGCCATTTAATGGAGCAACCGGAGGTACTTTTATTTCGTGCATATCTATTTCTGGTTTATGGGCTGGAGAAATACCCTCAACAGCAAGCGTTGGTGCTTCCGCTAAAATGGTTCTATATTATAAAACTGCCGCAGATGGTGTTGTGTTAAATAGTGTGGTTGCTGATTTAAGCACTAGCAGTAACAACAATTATTTGCAGTTTGCTGGCGTATTTAAAGTGGCTTAACTTATCTACACCAGACTAGTGTAGACGGAAAGGAATTATCATGGCAATTACTAAAGAAACCGTAGTAGACCAAATTACCGTAACCGAGAACGGCATTGTGCTATACCGTGAGGCTACCCGTATTATCGAAGATGGCTCTGTTTTAACACAGACCTATCATCGTACATCATTGACTCCAGGCCAAGACTTAGCCGGACAGCCAGCAAATGTTGCAGCCATCGCTAACGTAGCATGGACACCAGAGGTTATAGCAGCGTATCAAGCACAGCAAGAAGCTAATCGTCCTGGCGTTTAATCAGAACTAAAGGAAACTAATCATGGCAATACCTCGCAACCTAGCGAACCTTGCAAACCAATTAAATAGCGATGGGGAAGTGCCTAAGATTGAAGTAGGCAATTCTAGCGTTGTTGTTACTGATACTGGTTCTAACGGCACGATTGCATTTACGACTGAAGGGTCGGAGCGTATGCGTATCGACTCCAGCGGTAATGTTGGAATTGGTACTAACAATCCAACCGTTAAATTTCAAATAGAAGGAACTATTCCTGAAATAAACTTTATTAGTTATTCTGATACAAACAATTATGGTGTTACGCACAGATACAGAATGGCAAAAGGGTCGGTAAGTTCACCAACAACCGTTGCAAACGGAAACGAACTATACACACTTATTGCTCAAGGCTATGATGGTTCTGGTTTTAGATCTGCAGCATCAATAAGAGTAAATGTTGATAATACTGTTGGTGCTAATGATATGCCCGGAAGAATTGGGTTTTTTACTACATCAGATGGTAGCGACTCAGACACCGAACGAGCAAGGATCACCAGCGGTGGTTACTTTAAGGCGAGTAATAGTGGAGCATACGGAGATTCAGCAGGATTATATCACGAACTGTATCAAACGGCAGCGGGCACAAATTGTGCAATTTTTAGATCATCAAGCGGGTCATTTACATCAACAGTATTAACTTTGCAGTGTGATAGAAACACAACCAATGCCACGTACAATTTTTTAACCGCAACTGTTCCAGGTGTTGGAACAAGATTAGTAGTGGCAGACTCAGGCAATATTACCAACGTAAATGGATCCTACGGAACAATTTCTGATATTAAATTAAAACAAGATATTGTTGATGCTAGTAGCCAATGGGATGACATTAAAAATTTACGCTTCCGTAAATATCGACTTAAGTCTGATGTAGAAGCTAATTCCGATGCCAAACCACTATTAGGTCTGATTGCTCAAGAAACTGAACTTGTGTCTCCGGGGCTTATTGAGGAGTATCAAGACACTGAAGAAATTACCGTGCCAGAAGTTGATAATGAAGGCAATCCGGTATTAGATAATGAAGGCAATCCAAAAACAAAAACTAAAACACAGAAAACTGGAACAACTACCAAATCCATTAAAACTTCTGTGCTTTACATGAAAGCAGTCAAAGCCCTACAAGAAGCCATAACACGAATTGAAACACTGGAGGCCGAAGTAGCGGCACTGAAAGCAAAATGAACGACAACACCAAAATAGTCCTTGACCTTGAACTGAACGAAGTCAACGGCATCCTCCATGCTTTGGGCGAACTACCGACTAAGAGCAACGCAATGTTTCTAGTTCAGAAGATTCAACAACAAGCACAGCCACAACTACCAAAGGAAGAGCAAGATGGCACAGCATAGCGCAGACACAATCAAACACGTTGCTGATGGTCTATCCATCGCAACAGTGATTGGTACTTTGGCACAAGTATTGCCTGCGATAGCAGCATTATTTACTATTATTTGGACCGGATTTAGAATTTACGAAACACAAACGGTACAAGGATGGTTAGGAAAAGGAGCTAAAGATGAAAAAGCCAACGACTAAAGCAGGTAAAGCAGAAAAAGTAGGCAAGGTAATGGGCGAGTATAAAAAAGGTACACTACATAGCGGTAAAGGTGGCCCCGTTGTTAAGTCACGCAAGCAGGCTGTAGCGATTGCAATGTCGCAAGCTGGTATGTCCAAGAAACCAATGATGATGAAGAAAGCTGGCCGTGGTCGCTAAAAAAGGTCTATACTACAACATCCAGGCCAAGCGTAAACGCATCGCTGAAGGCTCCGGTGAAAAGATGCGTAAACCTGGCTCCAAAGGTGCGCCAACAGCTAAGGCATTTAGAGAAGCCAAGAAGACTGCGAAGAAATAATGGTAAAGAAAGTCTATCAGAACAAAGAAGGTGGCCTCAATGCCAAAGGTAGAGCCTATTTCAAGCGTACTGAAGGCGCTAATCTCAAACCACCCGTATCGGCCAAACAAGCCTCTAAGTCTCCCAAAGCAGCGGCACGCAGGAAGTCCTTCTGTGCAAGATCAAAAGGGCAAATGGAAATGTATCCAGAGGCAGCAAAAGACCCAAATAGTAGATTAAGAAAGGCTCGCCGTAAGTGGGAATGTTAAAATGCACCAAATGTAAAGTTGAATATGAGGAATCATTAAAATTTTTTTCTCCTCATAAAAAAACTAAAAATAAATTAGATAGTTGGTGTAGAGTTTGTAGAAGAGAGTATAGAAAACAATATAGAAAACCACCAGATAATATTAAAAAAGAAGAGTGGGTAAAATTTGATAATATTACTTCATGTTTAATTTGTGGCTCAGAAGAAAAACTTGTAACAGATCACTGTCATTCATCTTTTATAGTTAGAGGAAAACTTTGTTCTAATTGCAATTTAGGATTAGGACATTTTAAAGATGATCCATTTTTATTAGAATTTGCAAGACAGTATCTTTTAAAATATAGTTTAGATGACTTAGATAAACAGGAATTTGAAGAATACTTAGAAAGTCATAAATAATGGCAACTACATATTTAACTTTAGTAAATGATGTGCTAACACGCTTGCGTGAGAGCACTGTATCTAGTGTAGATGAAAATGACTATAGCGCACTGATTGGTAAATTAGTTAATGATGCCAAGCGTGAGGTAGAGGATGCTTGGGATTGGGAAGCACTAGCAGAGACCTACACTGTTACCACATCTAATGACACAACTTCCTATGCCCTAACCAGTGCTGGTGATCGGTCTAGGATTCACTTTGGTTATAACACTACCAATAAAATCTTTCTTACTGAAAGACCGCACGAATATTTTGTAGCCAACATTGATCTAGCTGCATCTACTGTCTACGGCATTCCTTCATACTGGGGTACTGATGGTTTAGACAGTAGTGGTGATTTAAAGGTTAAGATCTTTCCTGTCCCAAATACTACTTATACGATCAAGTTTGATGCTTACACCCCAGAGCCAGAACTAAGCAACGATACAGACTCTACAAGCCTTCCATCAAGGCCAATTGCTCTGCTGGCATGGGCGAAGGCAATTGAAGAGCGTGGAGAAGACGGTGGCGTTAATGTGAGCAGCCAATACGCCGTTGCTAAACAGGCTTTGGCAGATGCGATTTCTATTGAAGCAAATCGCCGTCCTGATGAATTCTCATTCTACTGGGTATAATGCCTAACAAACCACTACAAGCTACTTCGATAACATCTCCAGGCTTCTTTGGGCTAAACACTCAAGATTCTGGTGTAAACCTTGATACATCGTTTGCACTAGAAGCCTTTAATGGTGTTATTGACCAATCTGGTCGTATAGCCTCTCGTAAGGGATGGGCTTATACTACGACTTCTGGCGGCACTGGGACGAGTCCTGAAGTGTTGGCAGAGTTTGATAACTACGATGGCACTTACAGTATTCTGTCATTTGGTAACAATAAGCTGTTTGTTGGCGAAACAACGATGACAGAGAAGTTAGTTCGTAACTCTAACAACAGCGGTAACGCAACTTATACCATAACAGGTAATAACTGGCAAGTTATCTCTGCTCAGTACAGTAGTGGCTTGACAGCATCGCCTCATGCTGTTATAGTGCAGGAAGGCCATAAGCCTTTAGTGTATCATAAGATGCCTAGTAGTGGTGGCGCTGCTCATGCACACAATGGTGACTTTGGTTTTCAGTTATTGTCTGATGTTGGTACAGTGCCATCAGGCTTTTCATCATCAACATTCTTGCCTCGCTGTGGTATAGATGCTTATGGTCGGATGTGGTTAGCAAACACTAGCGATGTAGACAAGTTGACAGTATACTATAGTAGATTATTAGATCCATCAGATTTTACTGGCTCTGGTTCTGGTTTATTAAATCTTGAAAAAGTTGTTCCTGCTGATGACAAAATTGTTGCAATTGCCGCACACAATAACTTTTTAATTATTTTCTGTACTGACCATATTGTATTGTACAATAACGCTGATAATATCAGCAACATTGCTCTGCAGGATGTAATTGTTGGTGTTGGTTGCGTTTCTAGAGACTCAGTACAGAAGATTGGTACAGATATTATCTTCTTGTCTAATACCGGTGTTCGGAGCCTAGCACGAACAATCCAAGAAAAGTCTGCACCAGTTAAAGATTTAAGCCGTAACGTCCGTGACTTGTTGATTAACTACATTGCTACGGAAGATAAAGAAAAGATTAAAAGCGTTTACCATGAAAAAGATGCTTTTTATCTTTTAGTGTTGCCAACAGTAGGGTTTGTTTTCTGCTTTGATGTAAGAACATTTTTAGATACTGGTGCTGCCAGAGCAACTATTTGGAACGGTATATCACCAAAAGGAATTGTTGCTACACAGAGTTTAAGGCTATTGATTGGTAAAGACAATGGTGTTGCTGAGTATAAGGATTATCAAGACAACGGCTCTAGTTACACATTTACTTACTATACGCCGTATATTGACTTTGGATCGCCGTCAATTACTAAGATCCTGAAGAAAATTGTTGTAACAGTATTTGGGCCAAATCAAACAACATTAAGTATTCGTTGGGCTTTTGATTACTCTTCTGGATATAAAAACATTCAGGTTATAACAGCAGCTAGTAATATTGCTGAATATGGTATAGCAGAATATGGCATCGGAGAATATTCAATTTCTGTGCCTTATGAGCAGATTAAGCGTCAACTTAGTGGCTACGGAAACGTGGTGCAGATTGGTATTGAAGTTGTAATCAATGGTGATGGTGTGTCTATTCAAAAACTAGACATATACGCTGTTACTGGCAGAACAATTTAACAGGATTAAGTAGGAGAAACTACTAAATGGCTACGTTTTCTGAAGCATTGCCGCAGTTACAAGCAATGGGTTATACTAACATTATGGATGCACTACAGGTCTATAATGCAAATTTAGCATCTGGTGGTATTCCATCAGCAGCGCCTGCTCCTGCGCCTGCACCAGCACCTGCTCCAACGCCAGCGCCTGCTCCGATGTTGTCTACGCCTGCGCCATCAATGCCAAACATTGATGTAAGGCAGACAAACGATGTTGTTAGACAAGTAACAGACAGGTTTCCAAATGCTGAAGACAGGATTATGGAAATCTCTCGTATCTACCAAGAAACTCTTGGTCGTGGTCCTGATATTTCTGGGTTGTTATCTTATACTAATTCTGATAAGTCTCTTGAGCAAATTAAAAAGGATTTGGCTTATTCTCCAGAAGGCCAAGACCTAATTAAGACAATCTATCAAAATGTTCTTGGTAGAGATCCTGATGCTAGTGGCGTAAAGACTTACACTGAATACTTATCTAAAGAAAAGCCATACATTGGTTCTTATGGCAACAGTGAGATTGAGGCACTTAAAACAGAAATAAAAATTTCTCCTGAAGGACAGAAAGTTAATGCCGATCCTGCTGCTGCTCAACTAGCTAAGATTTATAAAGAGTATGCAGGCCGTGATCTTGATGCCTCTGGTTATGCTTACTTCAAAGATGCTTTGACAAGTCCAAATGCTGCTGAAAAGATTGGTGAAGCAGTTAGAACTAGTGATGAGGCTGAACTTCGTGAGCGTCTTGGTCGTCAACCAACGGCACAAGAAACACAAGACTATATGCAACAAAGGGATAGACAACGTGCTGATCAAGGCCGTAGTTTTGGTAACTTTGTTAAGTCTTTAATACCATTAGCTATCAATGTTGCTTTTCCTGGCGCTGGGTCTGCAATTGGAACCAGTTTAGGACTTTCTGGTGCTGCTGCTAGTGCTGTTGGTAATGCAATTATCAGCGGAGTTACATCTGGAGTTATAACAGGGGATGTAGAAAAAGGATTAGTTACTGGCGCTTTAGTTGGTGGTGGTACTTATGCTGTTGCTTCTGGTGCGGTTGGTAACGTACTCAACAACATCGGTTTAGGTGATGTTGCTACTAGTCTAAATATACCTTCTGGCCCCGTTACTACTCCTACTACTGGTGGTGCAGGTGGGGTTACTGGTGGCGCAACTGTGCCAAGTATGTTTGACCAAACAGTAAATAATGTTCTTTCTGGTGGTGCTGCTCCAGGCGCTGCTGGTGCAGTCGGTACTGGTGGTTTTAATACAGCTATTCCAGGGGTAGCTGATCTAACTTCTTCATTGATTCGTGCTGGTATTTCTCCAGGCACAGCAGCAAACATTGCTGGTGCAACATTAGCTGGCGCTGCTGGGGCTACTGGTGTTGGTCTGTTAACTGGTGCTACTAGTGGGGTTGTAGGACCACCAACTCCTTCTGGAACACCTACTACAACAACTAGACCAGCAACTACAACGCCTGCTACTACAACTATACCTTTAGTAACTGGTGCTGGTGGTTTATTAGATGGAGCATCAAAAGTTCTATCAAACTTCTTAGGCGGCACGACTGTAAAGGATTTGGTAAATGCTGGCATTGATTATGCTACTGCATCAAAGATTGCATCTGATCTTGGAACAGCAGCAACAGATATTCAAAAAGCAGCTACTACTGCTGGCACAACAGCACAGCCTTCGTTTACTCCGTTTACTGTAACAACAGGACTTGGAACAACTAAGATAAGTGCAAATAAAGCAGAAACAACTCTTTCTGAAGATTATAAAAAAATACAAGCAGAAGCATTAAAAGAATCTTTAGCTTCTTTACAAGCAATTGATCCTACTAAGAGTGCTCAAACCCTGTACGATCAAATCGAAGCATTAACTTCTCCTGTTAGAAAACGTGAACAAGAGGCATTGTTACAAAATCTACAGTCTCGTGGTTTGACTGGCTTTGGTCAGAACTTACCTACTACTGGTGGTGGTATGAGAACTGTAAATCCTCTGTTTGAGTCGCTCTTGTCTGCACAAGAAACCGCTAAAGCACAACAGGCGCTACAATCAACTCAATTTGGTGTTTCTGAAGCATTGCGTCAACAACAACTTGCTTCTGGTTTACAGACACAAGCACAGAATATTGACATCCAAACATTGAATCAATTGTTGCGTGCTCAGGGACTATCACAGGATCAAATTAACCTTGCTCTTCGTAATGCAGAGGCACAGCGTCTATCTACGCTGAGTGGGTTACAATATTCGGTTCCGTTGCTAACAAGCGCAGCTAATATTAAATCTGGTCAGACTTCTGCCGCTGGTGGGCAGTTACAAAACTTAGTAGGTAACTTATTTAGTTCAACAATACCTAGTATATTTACAGCAGCAAATTATGGAACCATTCCTGGAAGCCAACAAACTAATATGCTTATGCAACAAGAAGGCATCTTTAAATCCTAAGGAATTAAAATGGCAGATCAAAACATAGTTCAATCGTTATTTGGGATTACACCGCAAAACGTACAGCAGCAGATGTATAATGCTGCAGAACAACAAGCACTGGCTCTTGCACAGATGTCCCGTAGTCCTGCCGCTGCTTCTGAGTTTTATGGCCTTCGTTCTGCTGGCCGCTTTGGTGCTGCTCCTTTATTTGGGCCATCAGCACAGGTACAAAGAGCAGGAGATCTACAAGGAATTGTTCAACAAGTTCAGTCTAGTGGTGTAGATATGTCTACTCCAGAAGGAATGATTGAATTAGCTAATGCAGTTGGTACTAATCCTCAGTTTGGTGGTATTGCTACGTCATTGCGTCAAGAAGCTGCAAAGTTAGCTCAAGAACAGCAACTTACACAGGCAGAAACATTCCGAAGAACTGCACTTGGTATGAAAGCATTGCAAGAGAAGCCTGAAAATAAAATACTACCCCCTGGTGCTGTCATGGTTGGTCCAGGTGGGGAAGTTATTGCTCGTGGCGAACCCGTTACTCCGAAGGGAGAGCAACCGTCAGAATCATTGAAGCGATATAATGAACTGGTTGGATTAGGTATTCCACAAGAAGAGGCTCGTAGAATTGCTTATAATATTAAACCAGCAGAAGAAGGTGTTAAAGTAGGCTTTGACAAGACTGGTCGATATACAAACGTATTTGGTGAAGTTATTGCTCCTACTGAATTAAGTAAAAATAGGGCTGGCTTCCAAGATGGTGAGAAATTACTTCAGCGTCTTAATGCTATTACTGAAAAAGATGTCAAAAATTCGGAAGCAACAATTGATTATACTCAAGGCGAAGCTAGAAAAGCCGTTGCTGGCACATTCTTTGGAAAAACTCTTGAGGCACAAACTAAGATTGCCGCATCTCAACTATTACAACAGATTGAATCTCTTCCTCCAGGATCTGCATCTGATGCTGACATGAGAGCATCTGCTAGGGAGTTTCCTGGTTATTCTAATGCTGAAGCCTTACGTAGTTGGGTCAACAGAACAAAAGGTCTTTTAGAGTCTTCTTTGGCTAGACAAGCAGAAACTTATGGATTTAGACGTAAAATTACTGCTTCTGCCCCACTAGGAACGCAGCAAGAACAGACGCAAACAGCAGGACAACCTACTACTCAACCTAGGGCTACAAAGCGGTATAATGAAGCAACAGGTCAATTAGAAGACATTAGATAAGGAATAAAGATGCCTAAATATGTGCAAATAGGCTCTGATGTAGTTGAGTTTCCTGATAATATGAGCGATGCTCAGATTGCACAGGTCATTCAGCGTCAGCAAGCAGAGCGTAAACGGCTATTAGCAATGCCTTATTCTGAAGTTGTTGAAGGTACAGAAGGCATTCCATCTCAGGAGCCAACACAAATGGGTCCTGCTGGTCGTAGGGCTGTTGGCTTAATCAAAGGTGCTTTTGTTGATCCGTTGGAAGCAGTTGCTCAGATTGTTGGTGGTGAGGCTGGTCGCCGTGGTGTAGCAGAACGCGAAACGGCTTATCAAGCAGCAAGACAAGCTCGTGGAGAAACAGGTATTGAAGTTTCTCGTTTACTAGGCGCTGCTGTAAGTCCTGCTGGTCTTATTCCAGGTGTAAGGGCTGCTCAGTTAGTAGGAACAGGAACAAGAACTGCTCGCATTGTAGGCGGTGCTGCTGGCGGTGCTGCTAGTGCTATTGCACAGCCTGTTAGTAATGCTTCTGAAGATTTAACCTCTTTTGCTACAGAAAAGATTCAACAGTTAGGTCTTGGTGCTGTTCTTGGTGGTTTTATCTCTGGTGGTGTTGAAGGTATTCGAGGCGGTGCTAATTTAATTAAGAATCTAACAAAACCGTTGTCTGAATCTGGTCGTCAACAAATGATTCGTGAATTTGTAGACAATATTTCTGGCGCTGACAAAGATAAGTTTGTGCAAGCTCTTAATCAAGCAGAAGAGCTAGTTCCTGGTAGCCAACCTACTGCAGCAGAAGTATTATCACAGTTTCCAACATCAGTAAATATTGCCGCAGCACAAGAGCGACTTGCTCGTACTACTGGTGGGGCGCCTATTTTTGCACAACGAGCAGCAGAGCAGCAAGCAGCGCGATTGAGTCAATTGGGCGATGAAACCGCTATTGGTCCTATGGAAGCATTAAGAGCAGCAGAAACAGCCCCTATGCGTCAAGAAGCACTTGCACAGGCTAATATCGCTGGTCGTATTGTTCCACAACTTGAGGCAGATATTGCTGCTAGAGAAGCAAGCCGTATTCAGGCATTACAGACGCAAGGACAATTTCAAGCCAGGGCAGCAGAGCAAGGTGTTTTGGCTCAAGGAAATTTTTTACCTGTTCCTGGACTTCCTCGTGCTCCTAGCCGATACAGTCCAAATATTGATCGTACATCAGAGGCTATTGATGCAGCAAAAGATGCTGGTAACATTGTTTTACAACGTGCTGCAGAACGAGACTTTAAACAGTTACAATTACAAAGTCTTGCAGATGAAGGCTTCTTTCCCTTAAAAGTAAATGATATTGTTGATCGTATTGACACAATTCAGGTTTCTCCTGGGCAGCGATCTTCAGAAGTTGTTCAAAATACATTTAATGCTTTGCGTGTAAAACTAACAGATCCTTCGTATGTTAAATCTAACGGTATTATTGATTCTCGTGATTTGTACACAATTCGTAAAGAGATTGGTAACGACATTCGTAGGTTTGCAAAAGATGCTGCTAACTGGGATCAGAAATTAACTGCTGGTTTGGAAAAAAATATTAAATCTTACATTGATAACTCTATTGAAAAAGCCGGTGGAATTGGTTGGAAAGACTATCTCAATAAGTATGCAGATTATTCCACAAAGATAAACCAAATGGCTATTGGTCGTGAATTAGCAAAAAGCCTAAACTCGCCATTGAATGCTGAACGTGCTGGTGCTTTTGCTCAGGCATTAGTAAATGCCCCACGAACAATCACTCGTGCTGGTGGTGGGCAGCGTTTTGAGACTCTTGGTGAGGCCGTTACACCACAGCAAATAGCAGCAGCAAACTCAATTTTAGCTGACTTACAGAGAGCAACAAAAGCTGATGAATTAGCAAAATCTGCTAGAGATCTTGGATTAGACGTTGCTGAGGCAGAGATTCCTCAATTGCTAAACCAGACAGTTGCTATTACTAATGCTATTTTGCGTAAATTAAGAAGCACTAAAGTAGAAGATTTAAATCGTGAAGCTGCACAATTATTTGCAGATCCTCGACAACTTGGAATATTTATGTCTTCTGTGCCAAAGACTAAAGTAGAAAAATTAGTATCAGCGATTTTTCCAAGGATATCAGACACAAACCAACAGTCTTTAATTAATTTTGTAAATCAAGCTATTGACGCTGCTGGGACAGTTTCCGAGCAAGTTGCGATCAAAGCACCTATGCAGCCACAAGAGTAAAAATGCAAGATCCAGCAGCCACCGCAAGAGCTGCGCTAGGGGGTATCAAAGAAGCCGTTGCTGTAGGCCGTGAAATAAAGGAAACAGCAAAAGAAGTAAATGCTTTCTTGGACGAGGAAGCAAAGGCTCGTGTTGCCTGGAAGCGCAAACAACAACAGATTGAACGCCGTGGAGACATGATGTTCATGAACGCCTATGAAGAATATAAAATCATTAGGCAGATTCGTGAAGCAGAAGCGGATATGTACCGACAAATAGAGCAACAATACGGTAAATCTGCTGTCTCCGAAGTTAAATCTCTTATAACACAGATGCGTAAACAACATCTGGAACTCACTGACGAGATGTATCGCAAGCGCATGGAAACTAGGCGGGAGATGCTGTGGCTTCTTGCAGCATCGACTGTTGTGTACGGAATCTTTAAAATGATGGGGCTTATGTAATGATTACTTTACTATCTACTTTAATCTCTTTCTTGATGGGCGGTCTTCCCAAGATCCTTGATTTCTTCCAAGATCGGTCAGATAAGTCGCATGAACTTGATTTAGCAAGAATGCAGACTGAGCGTGAAATGCAGATGCTGCAGTTAGGCTTTGCTGCTCAGGTTAAAGTAGAAGAGATACGCACAGAGCAGGTGGCTATGCAGACAGCAGTGCAGGAGCGACAGGCACTGTATGCACACGATATTGAGATCGGTAAAGGCGCATCGCAGTGGGTTACAAATATGCGTGCCTCTGTGAGGCCAGTCATTACCTACGGTATGTTCTGTATGCTTCTGTTTGTGAACATCTTTGGCTTTTTCTACGCATGGAAGACTGGTGTGCCGTTTGACCAAGCAATGTCTATCCTCTGGGATGAGGACAGTGCCATCATTTTCTCATCTGTGATAGCGTTTTGGTTCGGGTCACAGTCGTTTAAGAAATGAAAGTCTCGCAAGAGTGCATCCACATGATTAAGCACCACGAAGGTGTTAGGACAAAGCCTTACCGCTGTCCTGCGCTTTTGTGGACCGTTGGAGTAGGCCACGTTATTGATCCTAGCCACATTGGAGTTAAACTAGATGAACGCAGAAATTTACCAATTCCCCAAGGTTGGGACAGAGTCTTATCAATGGATGAAGTTGATGCAATCCTCGCCGCTGACTTGGCTACGTTTGAGCGAGGCGTACTACGATTGTGTCCTACTGGTCTTACTCAGCCTCGGTTTGACAGCCTCGTTTCCTTCTCTTTCAATGTTGGCCTCGGCAATCTCCAACGCTCTACAATAAGAATGCTCCACAATAGGGGCGAATATGAGGCCGCTGCTGAGAAGTTCTTAGATTGGTCTAAAGCTGGTGGTAAGGTTCTTCCAGGCCTCCTGAAGCGCCGTAAAGACGAGATGGCATTGTACTTACGATAATGTCGGACTTTATTTATAACTGCCGACAAAATAGTACAATAACGGAGGTTAAAAAAAAGAGCCTCCGAAGAGGCTCAAACCTAGACTACCAGAAAAACATAAACCTAATTATAAACAGGTCTACAACCAACGCTTTTGTGTCTTCGTACTCTGGCACAAATTCAATGCCTAGCATCATGCCGTTGATGAAGTAAATATCGATTTCCATATTAGATCTCGCAGTGGCCTGCAACACAGGCTAGAGTTTGAGCACCTTCGACATTATCGTCCTTCTCACTAAGTAGATTCCAGTCAATGTGTGCAGGCATCTTCGACAGCAGTTCTTCATAGACTTCTTTAGAGCATTCCTCATACGGTGCTTGCCTATAAGTACCACCATCCCAAGGCAGAAAAGACACACCAGAAACCTCATCAAAGTGTCGCCAAACCCATGCGCCAACGTCCATCCACTCATCTTCTTTGACACTAATGGTCACTGACGGCTTATGTTCGCACCAGTGGCGCTGATACATCAACCAAAGATCGAGGTGCTGCAATGCTGTTAGATCGTCACGCAACCGTGCTCCTT